GTACTCCACCACCACAGGCAGCAACAACACTGCAGTCGGTATGCAAGCCCTCCAAGCCAACACCACCGCCAGCAGCAACACCGCTGTAGGTTATCAGGCGGGGTATACGAATGTCACTGGCGTTGGAAATACATTTATTGGAGACAAGGCGGGTTATACCTCAAATGGAACTGGCAATGCGTACAACACTTGCGTAGGGCAGTCTGCTGGCTACGGTTTGACTACTGGCGTATCTAACACTTTTATTGGTGTTTCAGCAACAGCAAGCGCATCAGGCGCATTGGTTACCACTGGTTCTAAAAACACAATTCTTGGCCCGTACTCAGGCAACCAAGGTAGCCTAGACATTCGCACAGCAAGCAACTACATCGTGCTGTCTGATGGGGATGGGAATCCACGGGGGTTCTTCAATGATACCGGTTATTTAAAAGTTGCACCTAGTGCTGGTGACTTAAATGGAATAACTGGAGGCTATCACGAAATTGTTACCGCATCTGCTGGTTCAAATGCTTTAAGACTACGCCAAGCAAATGCTTCATTTAACGACACTATATTTAGGGTTGCTTCAAATAGAAACACAACAAACAATACATATTATTTTATGGATTGTTTGGATAGTGGTGGAACTGCAAAATTTAGAGTTGCTGATTCTGGAAATGTCACAAACACAAACAACAGCTACGGCTCAATCTCGGATGCCAAGTTAAAAGAAAACATTACGGACGCAACGCCAAAGCTGGACAAGCTGAATCAAGTGCGTGTGGTTAACTACAACTTGATTGGCGATGAGAAAAAGCAACTTGGTGTTATTGCCCAAGAACTTGAACAAATCTTTCCAAGCATAGTGGACGAAACCGCAGACCGCGATGAAGAAGGCAACGACCTTGGCACAACCACCAAGTCGGTGAAGTACAGCGTGTTTGTCCCAATGCTCATCAAAGCAATCCAAGAGCAACAAGCCCTCATCACGAGCCTGACAACCCGCATCACCGCGCTGGAGCAAGCATGATCGAACTAACACCTGAGCAGCAGATCGCCAAGCACTACAGTGCCGCTATGGACAGCGTAAACCTCATCAACGCTGGCAAGCCAGAGGACATGCTTGACGCTGATTGGGCAGACTGCCTGTCACGCAACAAAGCTCACTTAGCCATTATGCTGGCAAAGGACTTCTGGACTACGGAAGACCTGACCCCTCTGCAAGCAGCGGCAGCATGAACCAGATAGACGCTACAGATGCTCGGCTTGCAACGCATGAGGAAGTCTGTGCGCTGCGCTACGAGGCAATCCAGAAATCGTTTGAGTCAGGCAGCAAACGGATGTCTCGCATTGAATACATCCTGTATGCGTTGATTGCTGTCACGCTGCTCGGGCCAGGTTTCGCTGCTCAACTCATCCAAAAGATGCTGTGATGTAGTCATGGAAGCGCTGCCGCCACCACCGCCAGCGGCGCAATCGCCCATCTTTGAGTGCATCAAGTGGACATGGACACCTGACCGGCTGCTGGTCTGGTGTTTGAAATGGCGGGAAAAGAAATGATCGATCCCGTAAGCTGTTTACTTGCTGTCAGTTCAGCCGTAAAGCTATTAAAAACTGCTGTCCAAACCACAAAAGATTTGGAAAGCCTTGGTGGTGTACTAGGTCAGTTTTTTACCGCCAAATCTCAAGCCATTCAAATTGTTCAGCAGTCAAAAACCAAAGGTTTTAAAGGCTCTGCAATGGCTCAAGCAATTGAGCTAGAGCTAAAACTGGAAGAAATGCGAAATTATGAGGAGCAAATTAAAATGCTCTTTTTCAGCAGCAATAAAATGGATGTGTGGGCCAAGATCGTTGCCCGTGCCGCCAGCATAGACATAGAGGCGGCGCATGATGCACGGCGTGAGCGTGAAGCTGCTGCAAGGCGCAAAAAGGAAGTAGATGAGGCGATTGAACTGACGCTGCTGGCGGTCATCTTCTTCAGCTTGGTAGGGGTGATTTTGTATTTCACCATTGGCATCCTTGAGCAACAAAAATGAGCGCTGAACACTTGAGCATGGTTGACAAGGTGCTGGCATACGTCAGTTCACCGTTCCGGTTGTTCGCAGCCGTGTTAATGGCGGTCTTAACATTTGCAGGCTATTTTGTATATACAAACCAAGAACTGTTGATTGGTGCTTACAAGGAATCCAAAAAAATTCCGTCCATTGCCGAAGATCGGGTTGAGGACGCAGCAGCGCATTTGTTCAAGCAGACGGGTGCTGTTGTTGTTGCGATCTTTAAAGTCAACCCAATGTTTGGCACTCGAATTGTTCACAGGGCGTACACACGCGAAGGTCGGGACAAAGCAATGGATGGTCTGGACGTAGCCCTGTTTAGCGCTAACCAAAGTAACAACATGGACGTAACCAAGCTAATGGTTAACGAAATTCCATGCGGAGAGTACACCAGCGCACAAAGCGAGATGGGCATCTGGTACATTGAAAAAGGTGTGGCTTACACATGCCGCATTTCAGTGCAGCCGGAAGCGGGTAGGTTTGTTGGACAAATCACGGTGGGCTGGGCATCACCGCCAGATAATTTAGATAAGACAAGAGCAATGTTGCAAATAGGTGCTGGAATGCTGATGAAAAATAAAGGGGGCTAATATGGATTGGTTAAAACAAATTGCGCCAACAATCGCTACGGCAATGGGTGGGCCGCTAGCAGGGATGGCGGTTTCGGCTATCTCAAAAGCAATCGGTGTTGACCCCGACAAGGTGGGTGACCTGATCTCCAACAACAAGCTGTCAGCAGAGCAAATTGCTCAAGTCAAGATTGCAGAGATTGAGCTACAAAAGCAAGCGCAAGAGCTTGGCCTAAACTTTGAAAAGCTGTCTGTAGAAGATCGCAAGTCTGCGCGTGACATGCAAGCTACAACACGATCAATTGTGCCGCCTGCGCTGGCTGCAATTATTACTGTTGGTTTTTTTGGTATCCTCGGCATGATGCTGTTTGGCAAAGTTGATGGCACTAACCCCACTATCTTGATGATGTTGGGCAGCTTATCCACCGCTTGGACAGGAATCATTGCTTACTATTTCGGCTCATCTGCTGGTTCACAAGCCAAGACCGATTTACTTTCTAAAGCCCCTGCAATCAAATGAAGGAGATGATATGAAGCTAGAAGGACTGTACGCAAACATTCACGCCAAACGCGAGCGCATCAAAGCTGGCTCTGGCGAGACAATGAAGAAGCCTGGCACTGAGGGCGCACCTACCGCCAAAGACTTTAAGCAAGCTGCCAAGACTGCAAAGCCTGAGAAGAAGAAATGACTCCGCACTTCACGCTGGCAGAGCTGACGGCCACTAACCACAGGCAGTTTGACAACACGCCAAACGAGACTGAGACTGCCAATCTTCAGCGGCTGGCTGAGTTTTTAGAACGGGTCAAGGAAGCGCTGGACGGCAAGCCGGTGATGATTAGTTCTGGGTATCGGTCTAAGCCCGTCAATGACAGTGTTGGCAGCTCTGACAAGTCTCAGCACAGGACGGGCCAAGCTGCTGACTTTAAAGTGCCAGGCATGACGCCAGATCAAGTTGTTCGCGCCATCATTGCGGCTGGCTTGCCCTACGACCAGATCATCCGTGAGTTTGACGCATGGACACACATCAGCATCAGCGACACACCACGAAAGCAAGCGCTAATCATTGATCGGGCGGGGACTCGCCCTTTTGCATAAGAGCGCGGTAGGCGGCAATAGCGTCTTTCAGGTCGCACTGAAGCTGTTCAATCCGGTTATTCTGCTGGATCATCTTTTCGTTTGCTTGCTGCGCGAACTCCGCTAGGATTTCTTGCGACCACGTTCTGAAGTTTGACATGTTCTTCCGTTGTGAATTTGTGTCCATTGCCGCACTCTCGGCGGCGTAGTGTAAAGCCTTCCTTAGCTCTAGTGTCTTTAACAGTGCTCCACACTTTGCAAATTGGGCAATTCAAGAATTTTTCTCCCGTAACTTGGCTTCAATAGCTTGCATTAAATCTACCCAAGCAACATCAGACAAACCAAGTCTTTCCCCAATTTCAAAAGTTTCCGCATTTGTCAAGCCTACCCACGGGCGCTTGTAGACCTGTGTATCGTCATCTTCTTCTATGCGGTTCATGTGTTCTCCTGTGGTGGTGTGCATGTGTGAATTACTGTCAGGTCAGCAGTGCGTTTGCCGCAGCGTTCACAAAAATTCCATTCCCGTTTAGCTAGTGCAGCTTTTTTGCCATCGTAGTAACCGCTTTGGTAAACAATAGTCAGGTCAGGCTTCTGCTCTGGCTTCGGTGGATAGTTGTTGCTGCTACAAGCCACACACTCGTAAAGCACGGCGGCTTTGCATTCGGGGCAGGTAGGCTTCTGCTCTGGCTGTTGTGGGGTGGTGTAGAGAGGCGTTGCACCTTCAAACGGTTTTTCTGTGTGCGCTTGCAGACCAAAACCAAGCCAATAGGAAGGCTCTCGCAATGGCTGTCCTGCGGGTGGCTCGGACTCCTGCACTGGCTGTGCCAAGGCTTCACGGATGGCGGTGATGGCTTCTTTAGATTTCACGATGTACGGCTCGCCATCGCTTAATGCTCACTCCAGCGCCTCCAGCGCCAGCTTCAGTGCTTCGTCTTTGGTCATATCAGCAAACTCCAAATCCAAGCGCCAGTTAAGAACAGACCAAGGCAGATCACTGCCAACACTGTAAAAATAGACCAAAGCATAAACGCTCCAATCCTATGCCATGTTTCCGGCGCGGGGTCGATGTCGGCAAGGACGGCAGGGTAAGGCTTAACCTTGCGAACAGGGCAGTCTAGTCCTTGGTGGCAAGGCCCATCACAGCAGTTCATGCTGCCTCCGTATAGGCTTTAAGGCGCTTGATTCGGTTGCGGTTATAGACCACCAGCGCCTGCGCGTATTCAACGCCAGTTTCAGCCCTGAGCAGGGCAAATTCTGCCTCTTTAAGCTCCAGCGCTACAGCTTGGGCAGGGGTCAGCACTTTAAAAACTTCAAGCAATTTGGGCAATTTCATAGCGTCCACTCTCTTTCTTGGCGATTGGAGTTTGACTTCACTGTCTTGCCGGTTAGACGGATCAGGCCAAGTTTCTGCATTTCGTTCAAACGCCTAGCAATCTGGTTAGGGTCAAGCCGTGAGTAAAACGAGATGCCATCTTTGCCCAGCGGCCCGATTGTGCTTAGTGCTTCCAAGATTTGAGCGTAGTGGGAGCTGACATCTGTAATGGATGCTGCCGCCTCATGTGATGTTGCTGGGTCACTATTACGCACCCGTGGAAATTCCGGTAATGGAAAAATCTTTTTGAAAACGTCTTTGTAGTCCATGATGTGCCTTAAAAAAAGAAGGGGACTTACGCGCCAGGCAACTGCGGGAAGCACAGCGCTGCCCCAAAAATATCAAAAAGGATAATCGTCTTTCATGTCATCAAACCCGCTATCAGTGCGAACAGGACGGGCGGGAGGCGGGGCAGAGAATGAAGCTGGCGCATCTGTCTTTTGCTCAAAGCATTGAAACCATCCGTTAAACGGGGTGGGAACGCTGTCCAGCTTAATTTTCATCTTGCCATTCTCAGCCCAAACAGTGCCGTGCGTAGTCCAGTAAGTCTTTTTTTGCCCTTGCATTTCGTATTCACGGGCTGCATATTTAATGTCGTATTTCATAATTTTTCAAGTTCCTTAATTATGCTTTCCATCTTGCCAAGAAATTTAACCACTTCAGTTTCCAGCCCTGCCACATAGACAGGATCGTAGACCTCGCGCACAACAAACATTTGCAGTCGCTCTGGCAGTCGCGGGTCATAGCTGACAAAATCGCACCAGTGCCGCCTAGTGCAGGCCATCTGCCATTGGACTTGTGGCCGGTGCTTTGTCGGCATCTTTTTGCCCAGCAGGGTATCCAAGTGGGTGGCAGTGTTGGGACACTTGATCTCAATCAAGCCAGAGTCGCCCACCAAGCCATCAGGAGAAGCACCAGACTGCGCGATGCTCGGGTGGGTGACAAAGCCTTCGGCTTTCACTAAAACGCCTTGTGCGGCCTCATACGCAGACAACGCCATTGGCTCAGTGTCTGTGCCGTGCTGCATTGCAGCATTGCTGTACGACTCGGCGGCAGCGCCTGTTAGTCTTTCGCAGATCAGCAGCGCCATGTAGTTGGCACGGCTGGCTGAGTAGCCTGACTGAGTTTTGCTAATGATGTCGCTGATGCGGCTGGCGGTTACTTTGCCCAATCGGGCGGCAAACCATTCGGGTGTGCGCTGATCCATTAGACTGCTCCCAATTTCTTTTTCATGGCATCCTTGGCCTTGATGATTGTGTTCTGCCAGGCTTCATCACCCTTGCAAGCGGCGTAGCCTTCTTTAAAAGCCTTGATTAACGCTGGCTCATCAGCGGCTGCATTAATGGCGCTGAGATGGTCTGTCAGCCCGTCCACTGTCCTGATCTCTGTGCGGCGGCTGGCGCTGTTGCCATCGTCATCCTCGGGCGCGATGCCACAGGCTGCCATCAACGACCCGCGCCTCGCATAGGTCAAACATGCCATCGCGCCTTGGGGATCGTTCTTCATGATGGGAAATCTAAGAATTCCAGTTTCCAACATTTCGCCTGATTCATGCACAAACACAGTTTCAATCATGATGCCATCAACGCAATCGTAGGACTTCTGGATCAAGGCAATGCCGTTACTGTTTAAAGCGTCTATGACGGCTTCAACGCAGGCAGACAGGTCAGCGTAACGGCTGCGAAAGTGCGGGTTAGTGCTGGACTTCAAGGCTGGGCCAAAGGCTTTTTGTGCTTTGACAAGTGCGGTTGCAATGTTTTTCATGGTTTCTTTCAAGTTAATTCACGTTGTAGGTGCTGCAATTCTTCAGTGGCGATCTGGAGATGTTGGCGCTGGTCTTCAATAACTTGGCACAGCTCATGTACGCTATGCCGTAAAAAGCCCACTTGGTAAGCGCACCGGACAAGCGGGTCAGCGCTGCACTTGCTGCCGGTTTCAGCGGCTTGGATGATCTGCTCGGCATTCATGCTGACCACCAGACAACAAGGGAAAGGGCCAGGCCAAAGCCAATGGCTGTGGCAAGCAACAGGTCAAGGGCAAGGTTTTTCATCTGTCCTCCGCAATAGACTTTTCAATCTGCTGAATGATCGAAGGGTTGATGATGTCCATGAAGTCTTTGTGTGACCCGTCAACGTGAAGGGCGTAGACTGTAACAATGACCGGCCAGCCTGGGCTTAGGTCGGTTGCTGTCTCGGCAGGCTCTAGGTCGGCTAGGCCGGTGTATCGAAACCCGTCAAGGATTTCGTCAAAGTGAATGTTCATACTTGCTCCAAAAACTTGTTAAAAATAGGGCCGTAGCCCCGTTTGATTAAGAGTAGGACAACCCTTGAAACTCAAAACTGTCAGCAAGCTCTGGCGCAGCAGACTTGCGAATGTTGATGGAGACACAAGCAAAGCCATAACGCTCTGCTA